CCAACTTCATGTACGCGTCCATCTTATCGAATGCCTCAAGCTGAGACTGATGCTTCTTGCTGAGTTTGTAGGCGCCTAGATCAAGACTCACTATCGGGGATGCCTTTGGCTTATTGGGGTCTTTCATTCCTCATCCTCCATCGCTTCCCTAGCGCACGCGAAGTCGTCCCAGATGAAGCTAAGCAGGATCGCAGCGACGAAGCCAACGACAAGCGCCAAGGTCATCGCCATGACGTGCGGCATGTCTACGTAGATGCATAGAAGGATCAGGATGGCGTAGCCGGCTAGGACTAGGGAAGATTGCCATAGGGCTCGGAAGATGGTCATTAGGAACGCTCCAGTTTTCGTATTTGAAGCTCAAGATCGCGGATGTACTCTTCGATGGAATACCTGTCTTTACTGGCTGCTCTATCGCCACCACATTCATACATCTGATTCTCTAGGCGGATAAGGCAGTCCTCAATCTCCCAATTCATGTCACTTTCTCCGCCAAAGACGAACGGGTGCCGTGTGCCGCGATCCATTGATCGAAGGCTCAAGTCCAGCGTAAACGATGCGATCTTCGCGGATGGCGCGGCGCACGATTTGGCCCCAAGCTGATCCGTTGTAAGGTTCTTTGAGGCCGTGAGCGTAGGCGTGGGCCTTGACTAGCTCCACGGAAAAGCACGAAAAATGTTCAGCCGCGTATGCCAGTAGGTACTTGTACGCCAGCTCCGACCAAAACGGGTCTATGGCGCGCTGACGTTTTGAGGATCGTTCGATACCCTCCAGAGCTAGCTGCTTTCCTTGGTTAACGTCTCCGGACCGCTGCGTAATGCGGATGGTCGGACCGGTCTTGGTCGCATAGCCAAGCGGAGACCATGCTGATGCACGCGTTACCGAGTCGAACAATCTTTGTTTGATCTCATCTTTCATGGCTTCTTCGCTCCTTTCTTGCCGAATCTGTGGCCCAGCGCCATGATCTTGACGCCAAGGGCGTACTTTGGCTCACTTCCCCTTCCGATGGCGCTAACGGTTACCTGCGTGCACCCTACCTTGTTAGCTATCGCGTGCTGCGTCCATCCGTTGCTCATCAGTGCGTTAATTGCGTCTTGCGGCGTGATCATGGGTTCTTCCTGCTAGAGTTCGAGACCATTTCATCACATCGGACAACATTTAGCAAGTACACTATTGACACTAGAAAAAAGACGTGTTCCAATGTGCCTCAAGACGAACCACGGGGATGACAATGCACGATGACCTTTCGCTAGACGAACTCCAATCCCTGCTTGAGCAGTCCATCGCCAAGCATCACGAGCCACGCCAGCGATATGCTGATCGCATGGCAACCAACGATTCAACCAACAAAGAGGAAGACGCATGAAAATGTTCCGTCAAGGCGACGTTATGATCCGGCAGGTTGCTGAGCTGCCCAACGGTTCCACTGCCGTCAAAAATGAATTCCGAATCGTCCTAGCTCACGGCGAAGTGACCGGCCACGCCCATGCCGTGCGTGTGGAGGACGCTGTGGAGTTCACGCGGGCCGATGCGGCGGGTGCTGTTCGCCGCTTCCTGGAAGTTGCCAGCGCTGCGAGCGTAGTGCACGAGGAACACGCAACAATCCCTCTTCCCGCTGGTTTCTACGAGATCGTTATCCAAAGAGAATACCACCCCGAATCCATTCGGTCGGTACAGGACTGATCATGGCTAAGCGCATCGAAAAACTCAACAAAGAACAAGTAAGCCGCTTGCCGGAGTTCCGTGATAAGTGGATGGCTCGTGGTCTGGCTACAGGGCCATGTGATCGTGAGGCCATGGAACACGCCGCTGACGAAGCCTATCGCTGCGCCGGTCTTCCCATTCCAAAACTGAAGATTTGGCTTGGTTCTCCCTTTGCCGGAGCTATCGGTGCGCATTTTCTCGCTCATTCTCCTAATATTTCAGGGGATCAGGTCAGGAATCAGGTCTTGAATCAGGTCGGGGATCAGGTCGGGGATCAGGTCAGGAATCAGGTCAGTTATCAGGTCTGGGATCAGGTCTGGGATCAGGTCTGGGTTCAGGTAGGGGCTCAGGTCTGGGCTCAGGTCTGGGCTCAGGTCTTGAATCAGGTCGGGGATCAGGTCAGGAATCAGGTCGGGGATCAGGTCAGGAATCAGGTCTGGGATCAGGTCAGGAATCAGGTCGGGGCTCAGGTCTGGGCTCAGGTAGGGGCTCAGGTCTGGGCTCAGGTCTGGGCTCAGGTCTTGAATCAGGTCTGGGCTCAGGTCTTGAATCAGGTCGGGGATCAGGTCAGGAATCAGGTCGGGGATCAGGTCTGGGCTCAGGTCGGGGATCAGGTCTGGGCTCAGGTCTGGGCTCAGGTCTTGAATCAGGTCGGGGCTCAGGTCGGGGCTCAGGTCGGGGATCAGGTCGGGGCTCAGGTCGGGGATCAGGTCTGGGAAGCAGGGTATGGTCAACAAGACTCGGCGTGGCTGGCTTTTTACGAATTTTTTGGCCAAGTTTTTGGAATGGAGATTTGCAACAAGTTGGCTGGCTTGGATTTACTCTCAGAATGCGGATGGTGGTGGCCTTTTGCTGGCGGGGTGATTCTTACGGAGCGACCTGTCTCCTTGCATCGCGACGATCAAGGCCGGCTGCATAACGAAAGCGAAGCAGCCATGAAATATCCAGACGGTTGGAGCATCCATGCGATTCACGGGGTTCGTGTGCCTGCTGACGTTATTGAAGATCGATCATCGATCACGGTCACACGGATTGCCAACGAATCGAATGCCGAAATTCGCCGTGTAATGATCGAGCGTTACGGCATGAATCGTTACATGCTCGATTCCGGATCGGAGATTATTCATAGGGATGCTACGGGAATTCTGTACCGCAAAGAAGTGCCTAATGACGAACCTATCGTGATGATTCGCGTCCTTAATTCGACACCGGAGCCTGACGGTGTGATGACGCGTGAGGAGGCAATAGAAGTGTTTGGGGACGCGGCGAAAGCAGCTATGAACTCTCCAAAAGGATCAAGGTTCAAGGAGTACAGCATTCGCGTAAGTCCTGAACTCACCAAGGCCCATGCAGCGGTAGCCTGGACATTTGGTCTGACCGAAGAGACCTATCATCCGGCGATTGAGTCATGAACACTTGGGTAAAACAAATCCCTCACTCTCCATGGCATCGCACGCCGATGGAAGCTATCGCGATGCTGATCGAGGATGAATGTGATCGTCTCGTAAATGAGGAAACTTACGACGAGAAGGGAATGGACTTGGATGTAATGGATTGCTGCAAGCGACTTTCCGTAACGCACTTGGACCATGCCGACCGATGGGATACCGCTCTAGTCGATGCCGTGTACTCGCTGAAGGAGGGAGAGATTGTTGAACTGCTGGCCAATGGCGATGATGCCGAACTTGGCAAGAGGCTGCGCGAACTGGCTATCAAGAGTTTCGCTAAGGACATTTTCGATGATGCTAAGACGGAATGCCTAACATGAGTATTGAGGCGGTAGAAATTGATGTGGGATGGGCTACTAATTTTTTATTGAACAACTACGCAGATGTTACTGAAACAGGTTGTTGGCTTTGGCTTGGAAAATGGGATAGGGCAAAGTATGGAAGAGTATATAGAGGGAAGAAATCTGTTTCAGCGCACAGATTTTTCTTCACAATACACAAGGGTAGGATACCTAAAGGAATGTGCGTTTGTCACAGATGCGATACTCCGGCATGCGTGAACCCCTCACATCTTTTCTTGGGCACTCAAAAGGAAAATGTGATTGATAGATATAAAAAAGGTAGATTCTCTGGTTACACTCATCCACGGGCAAAATTAACTTTTGACCAAATAAATTTGATACGTTCTTTGAACCTGACAAACGCTAAGATTGCAGAGTTGTATGGAGTTTCTAGAGCTTATGTAAGCAAGATAAAATGCTCAAAAACGTGGGAGGATTTGAGATGCGAAAAACATCTTTAATGCCTGATTTACATGAAATGATGGAACTTAGCAGCGAGGAGCGCGAAGAACTTTTCGCCCTTTTAAGGCTAGAGAGATTGCTGCTTACTATCGTGGTTAGGCCATTACAGGAGAATCCGCCATGGGCGTATTGATGCACGCACAATCGATGGAGGAAATACGCCAGCTAAGTAACGCTGAGCGCCGCGCAGAGTGGTCTTACAAGTACATACTTGCGGAGCGGGATGAGTCGCATGTTGTGGATCATGATGCGCGAGACGTTGTAACGGATGACGTGAAGGTGTAACAAGAACCCGCGCCTAGAGCAATGCTCGATAGGCGCGTTAATCGGATGGTGAGACATCCAAACGGCTCAGGCCGATACTATCAAGGGATTCTAAGATGAGCAACTTAACATCAGTTCCAGCGGATAACTGGAAGCGCAAGGAAGTTTGGAAGCGTGAGGGATCAAATTTCGCAGTCGAAGTATCGCGCCATGAGTGTCATGTTTTTCATGATGATGGATGCTTCGATAGTGAAGGTCCGCATCGTTGGTGCGTGTATGTGTACGTTTACCCCAAGCATCCATCATTTTCAGAGTTCAAGCCAGAAGGTGATTTGTACGATCAGCCGAGCTTTGGGATGCATTGGGGAAATTCATATTTCCGAGTGTGGCGCAGCGACGAAGGCGAGATCAAGAGCTTTCAGGTAGGAAGCGATTACAACCATTTCGACGACTGGAGATACACACGCATGGCTACGAAGAAAGAGGCTTACAGCGTATTCGCGGATGCTGGCGAGATTTTCGACATGATGGCTTTGCGTGAGAAATCCGTTGCGGAGAAATCGGCATGAGCAACGATACGAACTTGGCGAAGGCTCTTCCGTACCAGGAGGCCATCAAGAATTCGCGGGATCGCTTCCAGAAGGTTGCTGCACAATCGGTGAACTACGACAAGGAATCGATCTTCGCCATGCAGGCATTGATGAAGAATGACTTCTCGATGCAGACGGCGAACAAGAATCCACAGAGCGTCATCCTTGCGATGATAAACGTAGCCTCTACAGGGCTCACGCTTAATCCTGCCAATGGATATGCCTACCTTGTGCCACGCGATGGCGCCATTGTGCTGGATATCAGCTACAAGGGCCTGATCAAGATAGCCACGGACTCAGGTGCCATACTTTGGTCACGCGCTGAGGTTGTCTATGGTGATGATCAGTTCAGCTACAACGGCCCGGCAGCCATGCCCGAACATCGGGCTGATCCCTTCAAGAAGGATCGCGGCGAGATTGTAGGCGCGTACTGCATCGCCAAGACCAAAGATGGCGACATACTCACCGAGACGATGCCCATTGCCGAGCTTGAAAAGATTCGCGGCAAATCGAGCGCATTCGTCAAGGGATCGGCTGGTCGCAAGGGGCCGTGGGAAGAATGGTTTGAGCAGATGAGCAAGAAGGCTGTCATCAAACGGGCTAGCAAGACGTGGCCGTATACCGATGATCGTCTTGCTCAGGCCATTGAGGTAGCCAACGTATCGGAAGGCGGATACGACTTTGAAGGCCGCCCACCGCAGCTTACGCTTGAAGATGGCCGTAAAGAAAAGCACGACGAAGCCGTAGATCAGTATCAGGGTGTCATTGAAGTGATCAAGCGCAATATCGCCTTGTGGGATGATGACAATGACAATGTAGATGCCCTGTACACCGTGGCCGAAACCTGGAATGAGCTTAAGGCCGGTCCACAATGTGACCTGTGGCTAGCACCCAGCAAGGGCGGAATTTTCACCACGCACGAACGCGAAGTTATCAAAACACGCTTGCCGAAGGTTGCGACGGAGTGAGCGGTCCCGGAAAGCCGTTCCAGCGCGGTCACGTCAGCACACACGACCTTAGCGCCGCTGGCCGCAAGGGCCGCAAAGCCTCATCGTGGCAGGTTCGGTTCAACGACAACGCGATCAAGACGATCCGCGATAAGCGGCTACAGACCATACGGGAAGTGATGGGAGCGCGACATGAAATCCACTGACGAGAAATTGCGGGAGTTGGTCGCCTCTTGGACTTGGCGCAGCCGAGTTTTTGAGTCTGACTATGAGCATGAACAAGGTAAGTCAAACGCATACCTTATGTGCGCCGACGAACTCCTATCCATCCTCGACATCCAGTCGGTACGCGAAGGGGTGTCGGATGAGATGGTTACTTCTGCATTGAGAGCTGCCTTTGAATCTCAGGGTAGCGCTGTCGTTACGAGCATCGGAAAGATCGCAATGCGCGCCGCCCTTATAGCCGCCATAGGAGAGAAGCCATGACCCCGAGTAATCCCATGTCGTTGGAACAGGTGCGCGAATCCATCGCTGCATTAGAGGGCGACGACGCCCATAGGAAACTTTGGGTGCGATCCATCGATCTTGAGCTAAAGCGCCGGGAGAGTGAGGCTGTGCCGGTGGCTGACGCATCGGACTATGTGCATCCCGTTCCTGACCATTGTGATCGCATCATTTGGCAAGGCAACTACTATCAGCTACCGCCGTATCAGCCGTCGCGTTTGTCGGCACCCTCCCAGCCATCGACTGGCGTGCCGGATGGGTGGGCTTGGTATCACGCCGACTTGTCGTGCCTATACACAACGGTGCAGAGCATTCGTAAGCGTGCAATCGTAAGATTTGTACGCGATGAACCTGGTCAACGCTGGTGGCATTCACTGCCGGAGGAACAGCGCGACGCTGTGGAGTTGTACATAAATGCGGAGGGCGACTCATTTGAGTCAGCTATGCGAAACGCATGTGTGCTTGCAGCCGCCGCCCCGAGGTCGCCATGAACAAAACCGATAGAGTAATGCCGCTAGTTGGTAAGCTTATCGATCGCGAATTTGCACGAATCATTCGTCCAATGCTGGTGAAGCGAATCGGTCTTTATCTGCGAGAGATAGAAGAAATTCAGCAAGCATCCCTTAGCCAGCCTACCTATTACGTAGGCCACCCTGACGGCACATACTCAATAGCGGACCCACAGCCATGAACATTAAACCCTATACCTCCGAAGAGTTTGCTTTGACTGCTAGATGTATGCACGTTTCTAGTATTTAGCGAATGCTCACCCAACTAGCCGCCCTCCTCAATTCCCGCGAGGCGAAAGATGCGGCGATGCGGGAAGTGATATCGAATCTTGGCGAGCATATGGAAGGCTATTTACATGATCCTGCGCTAGTCGAGTACGTAACGTTGCAGCTGAACCTCCTTGAAGACGCCATGTCCGCCGAGTCACGGGAGAAAGGACCATGACTGAGAAATTCATAGGCGCTGATCCAGGCATTGAAGTCGGCGGTACGCGGCACCGACGCATGACACCGTTCGAGAATGGGCTATTGCCGTGCCCGTTTTGCGGAATGATGCCTGAAATCGTTAATCGGAAAGCTAGCTATGGCGAGGATTTCCACTACCTCTACCATCCGGAACATCCAAGCGGTGAATGCATTCTTGAGGATAGAAAATTTTCCTCTCTGCGTCGATGGAACACCCGCCACCTCGCCGCAACCAAGGGGAAGACGGTGGATGTGGAGGCAATCGAGCAAGCCATTAGTTGGATGCGTAGAACGTACCCCGTAGAGATGAAGATTTGGGCCGACAAACTCACTGCGGCGCTGGCGAGGCAGTGATTACTGCGAAGCCTCTATCTGCTTCAGCATTGGTGCTTTTTCTTGCTGATAAGGGGTTAGGTCAAGATCGTCTGGCGCCCAAAGGTTTGCTGGCTTCTTGGAAACTTCGCGGATGGGGCGCCTAAGCGCATTGCAGTAGTCGGCCCATGAGAAGCCATCCGCTTCGACGGCGGAGCGCTCACAGGCCGTAGCAAAGTCGTGGGCAACGAGATAGCGCAGGCCGAGTTCGTCCATGAGTGATTTTTCTACACACTCATGGATAAGGATGTAGCGGAAAGGCTGCATAGTCTTTCCGCGAATCTCCAGGGTATCGGGAAAGCGAGCATCGAAGAATACTTCAGGGTCTTGCTTGAAGTTCTGGTTATATCCTCCAAGGTAGGGTATCCAGTGCTTATGGTCGATGGAAACTTTGGACAACAGGGTTTTAATCGCCTCATCGATGTGATCTCTGGATATCGCGTCGTCCGGAACGGACTTGCGTCCCGTGCTCACTTGTGAATCCATCCGCACTGCTTGGCGCCGTACTCATCATGCGCCAAGATAGATTTTGCAGTGGCGTCCGTCAGAACATCGCCTGTGTGGACGTAGATGGGCTCCCAGCCAGTACAGGCGTTAGTCAATACTGGACCACTGGTCGCGCAGGATGCCTGTAGCAGTATGGGGATCAGCAGTAGCGACAGGCTGAGCGTCCGCAGGGCCGAGCGGGTCTTGCTGAGCCGCCGTAGGAAGCGGGGCTGGCACGGTTGGCTTGGATAGCTTGGAAACGGCATTGTCCACCTCCTGACGCGTCTGAGACTGCTGCTGATTGGCTTTCGTGACCGCTTTAGCCTGGGCTTCAACGTCCTTGATTTTGGTCGCCGAGTCTCCTTTGAGTTTACCCCAAAGGAAAGCGCCTCCTATCGCCACGATGACAGCTAGAAGCACCTCAGCATAGCCTTTGAGCTTCAGGAGGATAGCCACGTCAATCTCCAGACTTGATGAGCGGGAGCAGCGCATCGGCGTGGGACCGTTTGGCGAAAATAGCCACCAGCTCATTTCCATCAACGATGGCAAAGGAACCCGGTGCCACGGTATCGTCTTCGACGATACCCACGATACGAGCGTTGGGGCGCGGGCCACCCCCGATGACGATAACGGACATTATTTTTTCTCCTTGTCTTTCATTTCGTGGTTGACTTCATCCCTTAGGTTAGGGGCCCACTGGAGGATGATCGACAGTTTATCTTGAGCAACCTCCAATTGTCGCGTGGCATCGCTGACATCAGAACGCAGCATGTTAATGGTCTCCCTCTGATCCATGGACATAATGAACATTACGATGCAGCATACGGTGGAGATGCAGGCAATGAACCATAGGGCTTTGCCACCAGCGTCCAGGTTCAGTGTCTGGGTGTTGCTGTTTCCTTTCGGCTGGCTTTCAAGCATGGCGGTCGCCAGCTTCTCCATGCGGTCCAAGAGTTCTTCCGTGACTTCAATCATTTCTCGTGCCCTGCTGCCCGGCCTTTCAGCTCGTGAACGATGGCAAGAATATCCTTGAGGGTCTTCTGGATGTCGTCGATGGCCCTATCGGTCTTCATGTTCTCCACCTTGTTCACGTAGGTCTCAGACACGTGCAGCTTGTACTTCATGTGCGCCATCCAGAGAGCGATATGAGAGACGACAAGGCCACCAAGGATGGACTCCGTCACCCATAACAGAAGTGTCGAAGGGAAGTTACCCCAATCGGTCTGCATAGGCGTCATTCCGGCTTGCCGAGTGAGTTTTGCTTGATGATTCGAGCCAATACAATGGCCGGGAAAGACGACCAAGCCAAGGCCTTAATGAGGACGTGGGGGAGATACTGCTTTAGGTCATCAGGGAAGTCAGGCCAATACTGCACAGCCGCCTGAAGCCCTGCCGCGCCCAGAACGGCCCATGTGCTTGCCAACTTCATAAACTGCTTCCATTCGGCGATGAGCCATGGTCGCGCGGTCATGGTACGACTCCTGCGAGCGCTAGGCCCGCATCAACAACGGACTGTGGGTACGGTTGCTCGCCATTCTCATGGTAGATGATCGCTTTGACAATGGGCATCACGTCGTCATATTCCATCAGGCTAATCGTGATATCGGCCTGAATGCCAGTTTGCGCCGACACATCAGCGACATACGATCCCGTGTCGTTTTCGGTGGACGGTGCCCAGCGGTTAATGGCTTGCCTGAGCGTCATGACGCCCTCGTCAGCGTAACTATGCAGGATTTTGGCGATGGCGCGGATGCCCCACGTCGGATCGGTAAACTGACAGAAATCCGGGTCCGTCTGATCGGTCGCCAAGCCCTGCCACGGCTGACCAATCCGGATATTACCTGGATTATTATTCCGCTCTCCTCGTGTCATGGCAGCTCCTACGTAAACGTGAGGGTGATGGCGCAAGCATTGGATGTATTGAATACCGCTCCGGTGCCCGTATCGGTTACTTGACAAACAGCTGTTCCAATCGACTGCGGATTGCCGCCGTTGAGCGTGGCTGAAAACTGTGTGTTCACGGCGGTGGGAAGATTGGCATTGATGGCCGGTCCCGAAGTCGTATTGACGATCCATAGATAGGTGTAGGAGCCGCTTCCTCCTGTCACGGTGACCGACGTTATGCTGCCCGATGTCGTGATAACTCCAGCCACGGCGGATGACCCCGATAGCGATGTAGGCGCCAAAACAGCGGACGCAAACGCGAAGGTGACCCAGCTCGATCCGCTCCACCTCTTGCCGAAGGAAAGCGTCTGCCAAGCAGATCCCGTCCACCGTTTAAAAGTGGTCAATCCGGCCCACGCACTTCCTGACCAGCGTGCGTACGTCATCAGTCAAACCACAGGTCGCCAACCGCTAGCGCAGTTGGGGTGCCTGATTGGACGAAAATGTGCGGTTGCGCCGCGCCACCGTAGGAAAATGTGCCGTTAATCTGCGCGCTGGCGGTAAACAGCCAGTTGTTCCCCGTGGAGCATTGCAGCGACGACGTTTGATAGCCGAGGCCTAGGGCATAGGTAGCGTCGCCGTTACCGTCGCCGAAGCTGATGGTGGCTAAGACGCTGCTATCCACCACGCGAAATAGGCCCCACGCCGCGCTCGTCCATGTCGATCCGCTATTCACTCGATCGATTTGGAGATACATGTTGTCGGAATTCGCATCCCCAACGACGGCCTGCCACGCCGTTAGAGCGTTTCCCGCCGTTCCGCCGAGCACCCCGCGATTGACGGTGAGCTGGCCTGACAGATTCCCGCCAGTGAGAGGTAGATAATTGACCAGGGCGGCAGCCACAAACGCTGTGGTGGCGATTTGCGTAGTGCTCGTCCCTGGCGCAGCCGTGGGTGCCGCAGGGATCCCAGTGAAGGCTGGGCTGGCCAGGGGTGATAGCACGTTGATCTGCGCCATCGTGGCGTAATCGGTAGGATTAACGCCAACAGCGCAGTTAGTATGCTTGAATCCGTTCATCGGAAGGTTCGCCGTCGCCGAACCTTGGCCGTCGCGAGTCAGCGTGTTTCCAAAACCATTTCCGGTGATGTCGTTAGTGTCCGAATCCACTCGGCTCGCCGTGATGGGGATGTTATTCGCCGCATCGTTGACCCATGAGAAGTTGCGAACAAATTGGCCTGAACCGTTCCAGCCCATAAGATTTCCTACTGGCCGTTGGCCTGTTGACTTGCGCCGCCTAAGAGCGCGGGATTCGATCCCAAGCGCTGGCCGATGAGTTGATTCATTCGGGACTTTTGTGCCGCCGCCTGGGCTGCATTGCTGACGCCTGCAGCGGATTGCAGTGGAGTAGCGGCTGCCGCGCCTTGGGCGGCCTGCGCCTTGGCCGCAGCACGTTCTGCTGCGGCCTTGAACTGTCCGGAGGCTGCCTTACCTGCGGCGTAGCCTGCGGCGGCACCTTTGGGGCCGCCCATCATGCCAATGGCCCCGCCAATGCCGCCTAGATTGTCTACGGCCAGCTTACCTGCCTTTCCTGCCAGCGTTGGCTGTTTTGCGCCCGACAACACATCAAGTCCAAACTGACCTGATGTTCCTGAGGGGTTGTACAGGTTGACCTGCTTTGGAACCGTTGTCAGATCGACAGCGCCGCGTTGCAGCGCGCCTAAGTAGTTCTGCTGCTCAGGCGTGAAAAGGGTGTCCATGTTGCTGCCAACTTTACCCAATTGCTTGGAGAATCCTAGCCCACTGAATTGACCGATGCCGTTCTCTCCAGGCGTCGTACCGATAGAGTTATCCACAGCCTGCTGCATCGTGGTGGCGCGAAGCTGACCAAGCAATTTCTGACCTTCAGCGCCACCCTGCTGCAGCTGATTGACAACCTGCTTCAGCGCAGCGGGGTTATTGTCGTTCATGACGTACTTGTTGATGAACTGACCTACCGGCATACGCGGGTCGCCACCGGGCTTTGTGGCGAGGAGGTTCGCAATGCCAGACTGATCTTCAAACGCGGCTGACCGCATCTGGCGAAGATTGCGCGCTTGGGCATAAATCTTCCCAGCCCCGGCCGCGTCCTGTGCCTGGTCCACGGCATTTTTGATGGGCGTGATAAGGTGTGCGTTATCTGGCGACCACACGTCATTCAGGTATTGCCGGAATCGCTCGCTGTCAGCGAACGTTGTAGCCGGTGGAACGTCCGCCTGTGCCAGCAGGGTGTCCCCGTTGGCATCGCGAATCAGGGGCGGACTGGCGGCGCTTGGTGGCCCTCCTTGGAAATCCTGCAACCTGGCCCGAATACCGTTCATCAGGCTTTTACCGTCGCTTGAGGCGAGGAATTGACTACGATTGCCCTGTAAAGCTTGAACCACGGGCGTCATACCCACTTTCGGGGCATTACCTGCAGCCTCGTCAGCAGCTGTGTATGCCTGCGTAATCTCCTGATTGGCTTGCCCAAGCTGAGCTTTCAGATGGGACCGCAGCGCGCTATCCAGAGCATCGGGATTGACCGGAGCAGCGCCCATGACCTGTTGCGGAACACCCCCGGGAACAGAGGGATTGGCAGCCGCCATGAGCTGATCGTTCTTAGCCTGACTGGCCTGACGAAGCGGCGCCCCAAGCTCCGGATTGACCGTATTCGCGGCCAGCTTCTGCTCTGCCGAGGTATCGCCAAAATTGCGGGTGACGTCACCCACCGTGTAATTCTTGATACCCAGGGCCTCGTAGTTCAGCACCCTAGCCTGTTGTGCCGGAGTCAAGTTAGCCAACGGCCCGTTCCCCGTCATCAGGCTCTGCACTTGGGGCGGCAGTGCGCTCTTATCAATCGATACGCCACCTTGTGCATCCTTTGACACCGCATCCATGATGGAGGGTGCGTTCTGCTGCATTGTCGCGCTGGCTTGCTGTGCGGCCACGTCCGGAGCGACAGCAGCAGCTTCGGGAGCAGCGCCCATAGCCTTTGAAACAAGCCCGCTCAGAGGCCTAGCCAAGGCGCCAGCAGCCATAGAAACAAATGGCGGAGCAAGTAGCCCAACGCCAGCGCCAATAGCAGCCTGAGTCCCGGTAGGAACGCTAGACTGAGAGGAAGCAAGTGCGGCAGCACCCGCTCCCGTAGCTGCGTTCTTAACGCCTGTCGAAGCCATGGAAGCCAATCGCGTAGGAACATTCTGCGAGGCTGGGAAGCCGAGCTTTTCAAGCCCCTGAAGGCCTGCCTGTCCAATATCCTCCGCTGTTCCACTAAGTCCTCCAGCAGCAGCGACTTGTCCACCCATACGCCCCCAATCGACGCCAGACGCACCGTTTTGCTGCCGCGCTTGACCATAATTTTGCTGCTCCGCCTGGGAACCGCGCATGAAAGTATCGAGATCGGAATTTGGCACAAGGCCGAGCTCATTACCGACCAAGCCGAGCCCCTTAGTTAGTGATTGGGCCGTATCGAAGGCTCCCTGACCGATGCCCGCAGCGGTACGGCCAAGCCAGCCATGATTCATCAGTGATGACGCATCTGGGGCCTGAACATCCTGCATGAGCTGCTGCGCGCTGGCCCGCTCCTGCGGTGACATCAGACTTTCCGCCACCTTTTCGGTATCGGCGGCAGGGGGAATCCATGCGCCGGATGCATTCAGAGAGCCGCCGTACTTGGTAAGCAGATTGTTAGCGGCAGCATTTGTTCCACGTGGAACACCGGAACCGCCCTGAGCACGGTCGGCCAGCATGGCGTCGAGTGGGTCTGCCGGCGCAGGCGCGGCGCCCTGCTGCGCCTGACCCTTGGAGGCCTGCGCAGCCAGCATCTGATCCAGCGGATCACTGGAAGCTTGTGTGGGCTGCGGCGAAGCTTGTGCTACAGGCTGTGGCATTCCCTGAAATGTCTGCGAGACCTTTTGCACGTAATCCTGGGTTTTCGGCCCCCAATTGCCCGGGTCGGTGCCACCGTGATAGGCCGCAACGGCCTGATCGACGTTACCGTATCGCTTGATGTTCTGCGCCAGGAGCTGAGCGGCGCCGTTGATCGACTGACTGGGATCAGTCGGATTTACGCCCAAAGCTTTTGCCGTGGCGGGGATCTGCTGGCCCAAGCCAGCAGCGCCCGTCGATGCATTATAGGCTGATGGATCGCCTGAGCTTTCGGTCTGGATAACCGACGCCAGCAAGCGCGGATCAATACCCGCCTGTTGAGCCGCACTAGAGATCTGCCCCGTGTAATCCGACATTGCCATCATTGCACCTGCGGCAAATCGGGTATGGCCCCCATCTGCTTCAGGGTTTGGCGCGATTGCATCAAGGTAGCGGCCCGCTGTGGCGGAAGGCTCTTGATGAATTGCTGCTGCTGATTAGGCTGCATGGCCTGCAAACGGTATACATCGGGATCGTAAGTCTTATTCCACTGTTGTTCGTACTGCATCAGCGAGGCGGGAGCGTTTCCGTGGTCCTGCAACCACTGTTGCCGCGCATTGGCATTACCTAGGTCGGCCATGCGGCCGCCGATAAGGCTGGGTGTCAGCTCATGGATGGCCTCAGGCGACATGCTGCTGTTGGTGATGGAGTGAACGGCAGCGTCGAGCGCAGCGTCTGAACGTCCGCCATTGCGAGACGCGATCTGCTGACTGTATTTGCCGATAATATCCGCGTTCACTTTATCGGAAGCATTCGGATCGATGCCCGGAATGACAGATGCCATGCTCTTCCAGGCCGCGGCCCTGTCAAATCCGACGCCAGTCTTAGCCTGCGCTGCCGCCTGATTGATGGCTTGGAATGCCTGAATATCTTGAGGCGCGTTTTTAGCCGCATTCGATACTTCGTCGTTGCGATCCACGAAGTCCTTGATCATGCCCTCAGAGCCCGCAGGAAGCCCCGGCGCGAAACCGCCAGCCTGCCCGCTGGTGGGCTGCGCGCCGAGGCCTGTAACGCCGGGGAAGCCAGTCTGCGAAGCGCCTTGGCCCGGCTGAACGCCGCGCACGACGTTTCCTACCGTATTAAATCCGGGCATGCCATTGACTACGCCAGGAATCAGCGTCTGATTGGCTTTACCGGCAGCTTGGGCTTCGGACATTTGCTGCGAAACGCCAGCAGATCCGGGGAGTTGAGTAACCCCGGTTACATTCCCGCTAGCATCATAAACAGGCATGGCACCGGGAATGACTTGTTGATTGTAATGAGGGGAATAAGTTACTTGACCGTTAGGACCTGCACTTCCCATCCAGGTAGTGCCGCCACCACGACCCTCCACGGGCGCAATATTGTTCGATTTTGCCAGCGCCGCCGCATTCGCAGACCGTGGGTCGAGGCCTGCGGCATTAGCCATCAACGTGGCGTCGGTCGGTTTGTAGTACGGAGCAACCATATTCGATAAATAGCTATTGGGATCGCGCATGTACATCATCGCCGCAGCGGATCCTGGAATGCCTGCAGGGTTCATCGGTGAGCCTTGATTCGCCAGCGACTGCGGAGGATTAGGCGAAGGCTGCGGTGCCTGCTGGCCGGGCTGCATCATGCCGTATGGCTGCCCGTTGGCCTGTGCGCCGTTCTGTGACGGCGTGGCTGGCGCCTGCGACGTGTTGCTTCCCTGCTGCAAAGCCGGTCCCTGCGGAGCGAACATCTGTTGCATGCCCTGCCACTGCTCTTGTCCGACGTTGCGCTGCGCGCTGATCGCATTGCTCATGCCGCTTCGTGCTGCCAGAGCCTCCCCGAGCTTGGAAAGTCCCGATAGCGCGCTTGCACGCGGGACAACCCGCATCTGATTCCAGCCCGATTGATCCGACGCCATGGGTGAAAGGGCTTGCTGCTGCAAAGCTTGGGCAAGCGCCATCTGCCGCTGAGCATCGAGGTAATCACCCTGATACTGCGGAAGGACCGGAAATGGGTTGGATGAGGCGTCAGCCATGAGTTACATACCCGTGTTATTGCCGTGCATCAACTGCATGGGCTGCGTCTGCGGCGTCTTGCCCATTTGCATCAGGGCCTGAGCCATCATCATCTTCTGCTGTGGACTCATGCCCCCACCTGGAAGCGCCGAGGTACCGGCCTGCTGTGCCATATTGGGCGTCTGGGTTAGCGGATTGGTCGCGGCCATGGGATACCCCGATGGCTGGCCCATGCCTGGAGCCTGCGCGCCAGCTTGGCCCTGCGGGCCCATGGCTAGCATATTCTGCATATAATCGGTTGGGACGGACATGGACAGATCCTCTCTAGTACATCATTAGGGCCATTGCGCCCGCTTCGACGACATCACTGGTGGTGGCGTTATTGCTAGCGGTCTGCGCATTTGCCTGACTGGTCTGGCCCGTGTAGGCGTTCCAGATATCACTCGAAATATCGGTAGGCGACGAATTGGCCTGATTCACCGAGCTATTGCCGAAGCTTGGCATCTGAATGCCTTGTCCGTTCAATGCGCCATAGACCGAGAGCGGCTGATCTTGCAGGGCGATTTGTTGCTGAAGACCTTGCTGGTTGGCCTGATTCTGGAACTGCCCCGCGCTCAGTGATTGTCCGAATAACTGGTTCTGCATGGCATTGCCCGTCTGCACCGCATTGTTCGCGAGCTGCGTCTGGGTGAAATTGTTCTGCAACGCCTGATTGTTGATCGCGTTGTTATATGCGGTGGATCCCTGCGGAGCGCCTTCAGCGGCAAGCTGCGACTGTAGAGACTCCTGCTGCTGCGCCATTTGCGGCGCGAGCAACGCCTCTTGGGCGTTGTAGGAACTTTGCTGTGCCTGATTGGCGAGCTGGCCGAAATTGGTGTTGACGCTGCCTTGGATGCCGGGAAGCGATGACGTATTGATGGGGGATTCAACACCCCCCAAGCTATTGCCTAGCGCATTGTTCGCCGCTGTGGCCGCCATGCCCTGCCCAGCCTGCTGCTGGGTCAGCGTGTTTTCAGCGGCCGGGTTAATCGTTTGCTGATTGGTCCACTGCCCGTTCCCGTTCTGGGACCAAGTGGAAGATCCCATCGGTGTGTACTGATTGGAATTATTGAGCGTCGAGTTAAATTGGGCCGTCGCCTCGTTGCTCTGCGTCTGCGCCGCAGCGGTCGTATAAGGATTGGGCGTCTGCGGTTGGCTTGACGATTTACCCATTGCTTCTCTCCAGCCAGCGACATTCACGTCGCAACATGCCAAAAACCATCAGATCATCGTTCGGCATGCCTTCCCGAAGTCTTCCTTCGGGGACAAATCCGAGGCGATTCACCAATGTCAGGCACTTGGCGTTTTTGAAAGCAACGTAAGCCGTGACTCGTTGGCACTTGAGCTGGTCGAACGGGTAGGAAAAAAAGACCCGGAGCGCCGCTGGTGTAGCCCAATACCCAGTTCCTGCGACATGCATCGCAATGTCGCTACCACTGAAGTGATTGTATACCACCCCGCATAGTAATTTCCCATCCCTTTCAAAGCCCATCGCACAGTACTCGACGCCCCACGTCGTCACGTGGGCAATGCGCTCTTTCACCCACTCGCCGACGCGCTCACGATCAACGGTGATGGTTTTCAAAGGATACCGCCCATCTGGTAGGTGTAATCGATGGCAATCAGGGATACGTTGGATATATTGGACAGCGTGCGCATGTTGAGTGAAGCGGCATACCCTACGCCAGAGATGGTTTCCCAACCAAGGCGGATCACCGCTGATTGAGCCCAGTACGAAACATTCCATAGCGCGACGTTCCATTGCGCATTGCCGCTATTGGCCGGAATGGGAAGCGAAGAATTCGGCGATACCACGCGATAGTCAACGCTGAGCGCGACGGAGATGGAGATATTTCCGCTGGACGAGAACGTGGGCCGTACCATGGTGAACTGCTTATTCTGGCCAGGCGCACCGAAATAGGAATAGGCCGGGGCTAGGAGCGTCGTGATCGGCGTTCCGTTATCGGTATCCCCCGTATCGCACCACACCACCGTGTTTAGTCCACCATAGAACAGCTGGTCGCCCACCAATTCAAAACAGGCGCCGTTCCAGCCGTTGAAGACCGTCCATGATCCCGTGATCGTGTTCATGACGTATTGATACTGGGTGGTGTCGGTAAGTTGAGGAACGTTGACAATCAGTTTCGACCCGATGGGATGCAGAATGACCTGCCAGCCGAAATTTTGGTTGTAGCTTTGGAAGTCGCTGAGAATCGCATTGCGTATCTTATCGGTAGTTGCGATGCCTTGCTGCGATCGGTCCGTCAGCAGTTCCTGCGACAATGGAATAAGGCCGTCAGCGCAGATCACGCTCACGTCCGATCCCACCTTGCAGAAGCATCGACGACCGACAGGTCGGCCAAGACGGAATGTGCCTAGCTGCGACCAACTGCCCACTTGGGTGGGATCATAGCCCTGGTAGACGATGCATTCCCCCTCGCTGGACAGAAACGCCATGTAGTCCTGCGGTCCGGCCACCGTATCGAGCGACCACGGAAAGGCGGCCATGAGGTATCCACCCAGTTTGAACAGACTGGACATGTCAAAAAGCTGGGCCGCGCCGCCCACCCCGTTAACGGGCAAGTACCATACGTGGAATGTATTCTGAGCGATGAAATACAGCCGTGACTTAAAGCTGGTTACCGTGACAAGGCTGGCCAGCGGGTCAGTGACGCCCGTAATGCTGATCGGCGAACTCGTGGGCGTCACTGCTTGCCATGTCGTGCCGTTATAGAGCCTGGGCGAGTCTTGCCCATTGACCATATACAGCCATGAACCCGCAGGATTGCCAAAATTCACGTATTGCCAGCGGTTCGACGTGTTCCCCGTGACTACCGGTGCCCCGATAGCACCGGTTGACGTGGCGTTATAGATATTTCCACCCGCCGCCGCAAAGAGCTGCCTCGATCCCGAACTCGGCGAAAAACAAGCGAGCGTTTCGACCCACCCGGAAAGTCCCGTCGCCCAATTGCTGGATCCATTTCGCACGATCAGCGAGGACGTGGAAGGAAACCAGTTGCTGATAGCCACCGCGTCGGTCGGTGGCATCGACGCGATGGAATCGCGGGCGTTCAAGCCCCCAACAGGGGCCGGTACGGTCGCCGTCTGCGATATCTGCCGCTTGACCGCGACTCGATTAGTCCGTGCCATACGAGAGCTCTCGCTTCCAGGCGCGTAGGGCATCTTCGGTACAGGAAGCCTTACCATCACGCACAGCTTTATCGGCAGCGGACCAGTGCGCTGACCACGCGGCCACATCGCGGGCCATATCCAGTTCGCCCTTGAGCGTCAGCAGGGAGCACATTGCGCCACGAGAGGCTTGCTCGGCCAGCACCCAATCAGTTCTGCTTCTATCGCCAGACCAGTCAGCGGCGATATTAGCCGCATCGACGGATAGCTTGATGGCGGCGGCCCGGTCTGTGCCGTCCATAAGGCAGGCACGTGCCATGCGCATGGCCTTCGCAGCCTGCAGAGCTACCTCCATCTGCGCTTTGGCCAGAGGCTCCAGTAACCTGTCGATTCGCTCGATGGACTTTGAGGAAGTCATGGATTTAGCTTCCGAAGCCGGTGTCGGGCACCTGAGCATTCGAAATTAAACGTACGCCTGTCTGCTGCGCATTGATCGGAAGATTGCGCACGCTCGCCTGACGCCCCTTGAACCGCGCAATGGAGTTATCCCACATGGTTCGCTCTTCGGAGTAATCCAGACCCTTAGCCATGCGATAGCGCCATATCATGCCCAGGATGAAGGTGTCGTCATCCAAGAGGTACGTATCAGTGTCCGATGTCCACCGAAACTGAGCGCTATTCGTCTGGCCGTTAAGGCACCAGTTGTACGAGTAATACTCAAACACAAGCTGGTTATTGTCATAAGGAACCGGATCGATAAAGAACTGGTTGTCCATGATGCGAAAGCGACGACGTGGCCCGGTGGGGCTGATGCCAGACTTCAGGACTTGCCACTCTTGCGGATTCAGTGGGCCGAGTAGCTGCCAACGGAAGCCACGATCCCACTGCGTCTGCACGATCATGTGATCGTAATCGGCGGGTAGGGGATAGGCTTCCTGTCCTACCGCCATGCTGTTGCTGGTGTTCGTGTTTTCAGCGGTCGTAGAGACGGTGAACTGCGTGCTGCTAAGAACGGCCGTCACATAGGTGGGATAGGTGAAGTCCGTAGCATTAGAACCACCGGAGTTGCTGATGACCCAACCCACGGCTGGCTGGATGGCGGGCGTCGTAATCCAGGTAATCAGATTAGATCCCTGCACATAGCTAACGGTCTGAATGCCCGTGGATTGCACGTTGAACAGGTATTCCGCACGAAGCGTCTGCCAACCGTAATCCTTGGTGGACATCTTGTATGTCTCGTAGCCCTCGCGCTGCGCCAGCGAAAGAAGCTGGACGATCTGCTGATCGCTGTTGCCAAAGATCGTGGAAGGTTGGATCAAGCCCAACTCCCCACATGCCTGTTGGATCATCTGAAGCAGAGTGAGCTTGACGGGATTTGGGGCATTCGGCCCAAGAGTTAGGACAATGGTCATCAGTTAGCGCTCGCCTGAATTACAGCGAAATTGATAATGATGGCTTCGGAAAGCGAGCCCGCCGTCATGTTGCGTATGCACACGCTGCACACACCGCCCTGCATGTTGTCCACGGAAATGATGTAGGCGCCGGTCGTCGAGGTACCCGCCGCCACCGAATGAACCATGATGGCTGTCGAGTTGAAGTTTGAGTTGGTAAAGTTGAAACTGACCTCTGCGCCAGCGGCTAGTGCGGCGTTGTTTGTCGTGATCACTCCGGCCGAAGTGTTCAGTGTGACGCCTGTCGCCTTGCTGGTCAGTTGCGTGACGGCACCGCCCGCACCCGTGCTGTAGCCGTGCGTTTTTGTTGGGGCGCTGATCTGTACGTTGGCAGCGAGCCGGAATGACCCGCTGTCAAAAAACTGGGCGAGCACACTATCGACGCCGCCGGTTCGTTTGGAGAAATTCAGCGACCGCCCCGTCCCATCGCCCACATATATCGTACCGTTAACGCCAGATCCGCCGCCTGCGGCCGTAAACGCGTTTTGATTGGTGGCGGCAGGCAGGGCGCCCTGGCCGGTTACCTGTAGAACGTCGCCGAGATTGTTCAGTCCGTGACCCGTGAATATGGCGTAGTTCGTGGCGCCGACCAGCTGATCACCGATGAACAGCCCATAAGCGGTCGTGATAGATCCGCCACCCGTATTGGTCGGGGTGTAGGCGTAAAGCGCCACTGCCGACCCCACGACTCCCGATGAGAGGTTGATCGCGTGACCGGCCACGCCGCGAAGGTTTAGTGCCGCCCCGTTGTTTGTAGGTGTCTGCTGCGGATTGCCCGCCGCCACACCACCATTGTAGGCATTGCCAGATACTCCGATAACCTGTGTTGCCGTGCCGGCGCCGTCGTTGAATCCCTCGAACCCTCCGCCAGCAAGGAAAGTCGAGTTACCGCTTCCGAAGTGGTTGCACGAACCATACACGGATGTCAGCTGTCCGTTCCACGTAGCGTTGTTGGCGGATAGCGTGAACAGCTCCGTCGTCTGGCCGAACTGATAGGCTGCGATCGTGCCTGACTGATTCAGCGCCTGCTCTATGTCGATGCCTATGAGCTGGCCGTTTCCCGTGCCATTTTGATCTAAAAACTGGTTTATGTAGTTACTGGTGCTAGAAGACGGCTTGGCATTTATGGCACGCGCAGAAAGGCTAGTCTGGACGTTTCCGTATCCGTCACTGGTTCCAACTAAAGTAGCACCAGAGGCCGATGCTAGTGCCGAAGCTGGCACAAATCCGCCAGCGCCAGACGCGAACGGATCGAACTCCAAAGGAAAATCTAGAACCGAGTAAGTGACGGTTCCATAAGTTACGGTGAGTGAGTAGCGGCCATCGGCAGCGTAGAAGCTGAATCGACCATTGCCATCCGTCGTCAGCGGATTGGCTACTTCCGTGATCCCGTTGTCGCTATAGATCGTCGCCACCAACCCCGCAGGGCTAGTCAGAACGGTGACAGACGCTCCCGGTTGAGGAAGGAGCGACTGCCCGTTTCTAACTAGAACCAGATCCGTGTACTTTTCCACGGCGGATTACTTGCTGAACCAGGTCAGCCCATTGGTCGAAACGCATGTCAGGTAATCCAGCGCACCGACCGCCAAACTCAGGGACGCGGCACCGTTGATCGTGCCGCCGGTCGGTGGGTAAATCAGCACAGCATTCGCGCCTGCATTGGCCACGCAGTATTCATCGAAGAGCCCCGTGAAGTTTGGCGCGCCCGTGGTTCCCGGCGGGAGAATGACGCCCGTACCAGCGGCGGCGGTCGTGACCAGCGTGTTACAGGCGCCGATGGGGTAAGCCGTCGCGGCGGTCGTGCCCAGAGCGGTCACGGCGGGATCAACGTCGCCGATGATATTGGTCACCTGCAACGGCGCAAAGCCGGAACCGCTGAGTTTCTTCTGAACGCACATGGGTTAATTCTCCCGTACTTTGGGTGGCCGTCCCATGCGCTTCGCCTGAGCCGGTTCAATGTCCTTGCCTGCCAGCGCCGCTAATTCCTTGACCTGAATGGTCAGGGCATCGATCTGCGCCAGCATCTGTTCGTTTTCTTTGGCCAATTTGGCCTCGCCCGCGTGATCTTTTGCGCTATTGAGCCATGCGATGGCCTGGTCGCGCCGATGCCTCCCGCCGAGCCATGTCAGCGAGCTGTCAGGAAGCGCTGCCAGCTGCTCAACCGTGTGGATCTGCATGCTCTTGAACGCATCCGATTCCGACTTGGTGATAGCTGCCCACTGCTCGATAGCCAGTCCCGTGACTGGAGCCCGAGTGTTCTCCTGGAATGCCTGCCACTGCTGACGGAAACGCACATTGTCCGGCGGAACCGTGTCAGCATCACCGTCCATAAACAGCTTGGCCGGACGATCCCACTGCTTGGTGCGGTCACCTGGAACCATGATCTTTACCCATGGCACATCGGAGTGAATCGGAAACCCAGCTTCTTCTGAAAGGATCGGGTCGGGATATTGACTCGGTGCCAGATAAAATTCGACATATAGGTTCTGATCGCTGCCAGTGGACGCCATGGCGACAGTAGCGCCTCGTGGCATATCGACTTTGTGCTGGGCGAATTCCATGGAGTGGCCTCTGAGTGAAAATAGGGGCTCCGAAGAGCCCCGGAAAGTTGACTACGATCAGGTAATCGCGCTCTGCGACGACGGGTACTGAAGGAGCACGACGGCCTGAGTACTGGGCAGCACCTGAGCCGCGTTGCCGGTACCGAGCGTGATGGCATTTGTCGTGGCAAATTGCGCGCCATCAACCTGTTTTGATGCCACACCCGTACCCGATACAACGCCAGCCGCCTGCCAGTACACCGGGGCGTTGGCCGTGGGCGTACCGCTCACGTTAGTGATCGCCGGGCCCGCCACCTGGAACCATCCCCAGTTGCCCGTGCCACCCGTGACGGCCACCGCGACACCCAGAGGCTGCCCGGCATTGGCGGTTCCCGTCCATGCGATGGCGGTGGTAATCAGCAGCCCAGCTGCCGAAAGCGACTCGACGAACTGGACGACCGCGCCGGCCAAAAGCGTAGCGCCGTAAGCAGCATATACGAAAGCACCGCCGCCAAGACGCGTGTCATAGCCCCGAATTTCGCCGAAGTACTGCGAATTTCGACCGTACGTTGCACCAGACGTGCCCGGAATGGAGAACGGACCGGGGCCGCCATTGTCTACGATACTGAGGTCAACTTCACCCAGAATCGGATCATAAGCTACAAATGCCATGGTTATTCTCCTTAGGCCGAGAGGACCGCTTGCAAGCGGCGGTTACTGACGGTCATGTTGCCGGCAAAGCCGATCAGCTTCACCATCGCGTCCTGATTCACCGCATAGCGGTCATCGCCCAGCGGGGCAAAGAACCGATCAACATGCGGACGGAAATAGATGTAATCGGTGTTGAGGAAATACATGGTGTTTACCGGAGCGCCACCGCCGAAGCCGCCATCCAGCACAACGTCGGAGTTCATATACTTCAATACCTGATAGCCGGCATCGGCCATCTTTGCATCACCGATGCGCTGAATGCCCTGCAGGGATTCCAGGTATAGGCGGTAGTAGTTGTTATCCGCCACGATCAGATCGGGATGATCGGCGCCGCGTACTTGCTGGACCCAGACCTGATTCATGTACGACTGGATATTGGCTGAGGTCGCTGGCGCGCCGCCGTTTGTGGCTGAACTGAACGCCGTGTTGCGCCAGAACGTGCCAATCGTAGTGGAAGCATCGATGCCACCAACGACGCCCGTCGCCGGGGTCTTGCTAACGAGCAGTGCCAATCCGCCGATCTGGCGACCGCCGTCCGCCGAACCGTCCGAATAGCAGTCCAAAGCGATGTTGTTGGTGATCGTCTTCTCACCGTTCTTGATGCGCGATTCGAGTAGATCGATGATGGCCTCTTCACCAGCATTCTGGATCATCTCCAGTCCGCTGATCGAGATAGCGACGGCGGCCTGAGCGTAATTGTACTCAGCACCCGTGAACACATCCGAAGGGCTGATGTTCAGCGCCTCGTAGCCCGAATAGCGTTTGTACGTACCATTCTCGGCGTATTCTAGCTCTTGGACGATGGTGCGTCCGCCAGAGACAGGCTTGACGTTCTCCTTTTCCTTCAGACGGAAAAGCAGACCGTTGTTTTTGGTGATGTTATCGGCCAGCTTACCCGTGCGATTGCGCAGGGTCGTGGTCACAATTTCGGTGAGGGTGGTACTCGGGTTGATGAGTGCCATGGTGGGCTCCTAACGGGGTTAGCGATCCTTCGAGGCAGCGAATGCCGCCTGAAGTTCCTCGCGCAATGAACCCTTGGGAGCGACGGCCTGTGATCCTGATAAACCGGACGACGAACCGCGCACACTTACGGAAGCATTACGCGCTGCTGTGGCCTTGGCTCTCGCCTCTGCCGCCCGTTTCGCTTGATCTGCCGATTGCTGGCTGTTGATCAGCGTCGAACGTAGCTCAGGAATGGCCCAGATTGACTGCTCGTAAGCGTCTTCCATCGACTGAGCTTGTCCGTTCATCAGAAGGGCACCCATCATGGATTGCACCTTGGAATTCTGGAAATGCTCGTGCTTTGGATCAGACCCAAACTGCTGAATCTGGCCATTGATACTGGCCGTCTCTTGATACTGAGCCTGCTGAGTCTGCTGCTGTTTCCATCCTTCCAGTTCTGCGAGTTTCTGTTGAAGCGCAGATACTTGAGGATCGACCCAGCCTTGCTGTGTACTCGCCGGTTCACTTACGTCGATACCATACGTCTTAATCGCTCCCATGACAAGAGCGCGCTTCTGCTCAGGCGTTCCACGGCGCAAGATATACGCTTGATTGAGCAGATTCTGCATCGCCGTCTGGATCGTTCCGCCTTCGGCCTGGATCATGGCCATATAAGGCGTGACGACCTCGCGCACGGATTTACCCGTCAGGCGGTCCTCGTCCTGCTTGGTCATCGCAATGCGGGTCTGTTCCTCGTGCTGCCGAATATATTGGCGCACTTCCTTGGGGACTTTCTCCCAGTGCTTGGCCACATCCTTTTTCCACGATGCCGGGAAAGCGTCTTCATCGGGCTTGGTAGCGGTCGCCTCTTTCCCGGTCTTCACGCGCTCCGGCTTGACGACCTCATCAGCAGGTGGATCCGCGTCAACCAGCACGTCTTCCGCGACGGGATCAATGGGAGCCTCATCAGGCTTGGCGAAGCGCCCTACCTCATCGCGCATGCGCTCCTGCGACTCCTGTAGGTTTTCGGTCAGCTCATCACGCAGTGAACGCTCGTTCTCGCTGCTCATTTCAGTTTCCCCAATACCTGTTTGGTGGCGTCTATCAATTCTTTCTTAACGTCGAAATCTCCCCGTACCTCGCGCTTCCTGGGAAGATCGGGCATTTCCACGTAATCGTTTCGTTTCAGAAATTCTCGGTGCTGGTGCCTGGACGTGATGAGCGGGCGTTCCCCGGTTTTCTTGTCAACAGCGACAGGACGATAGGGCGTGATGTCCACGTTAATCCGCGTCGCAGAGATGATGTTATGCATCTTCCTTCCGCAGCATTCCGGCAAGTGGCTTTCTCGTTCGGCGACTTTTCGCACGATATCCTGAATATCGCCGCAGATTCCGCATTTTACTTCATAGATCGGCATGGTTAGATTCCTGCGGCTGTGGTGGCGGCTCACCCGGCCCACTGACCATCGCCTTCCCATTGCCGGCCTCTGTCTCATGCAGTTCCTGGTAGGCCAGATCCGCCGTGCCATCGCTCGGGGATGTCTTGGAGTTGATTCGCGCCGCTGCAATGGTAGCTTCTGCGTGAATGCGCGCCACGGCCACCGCAATGCGGAAGTCCACATCACCTTTGACCTGCGCGATCTGGACTTCCGTCTGGGCCTTGAGCAAGTCGCGCTTGGCCTCCAGCTCGTTCTCCTGCTGCGCCTGCGCCGCCTGCGCCTGCTGTTGCGCTTGGCCAATCTGAATCTGCGCCTGAGCTTTGACGTTCTCGACCTGAATCTGACCCTGCACCTTTCCGGCCTCAATCTGCTGATCCGTCTGGGCGCGCATCTGCTGTATCTGCTGCTCGCCCTGCATTTTGGCCTGCTGCGCCTGTTGTTGCGCCTGCGCTTTGATGGCCTCGGGGTTCGGTTTTGGCGGTGGCGGCTGCTTGGCCAGCAAGTCCAAGGTCTGATCGATGATGCCTTCCAGCGACCGCGCCTGTGGAAACGCCCGTACCGCCCATTTGATCGACTCGATCATCATCGGGACCATCGTCGGGTTGGTTTCGCCAGCCTGAACGGCTTGCGCAATCAACGGTCCCAGCACTTTTAGGAACTCAAGGCGCTGCTGCTTGGTCGTCTCGTCATCGTCGCCGATGGTGGAGTCAGTTTCGATATCCAGTCGGAAGGTGCGCATCGCATTGCTGCGTAGCATATCCTCCACATCTTCCCAGGACGGCTCCGACAGCTGCTCCTGCACAGCAGCGGGAAGCGGCGGTGGTGGCTGCGGGGGCGGTGGCGGCTGGAATCCCGGCGGCATCGGCTGGCCAGAGACTTGCATTTGCTTCACGTGCTGGCCAGCTGCCTGATATTGCTGCATTGCCTGCTGGTATTGCTGCTGCGGCATCTGGGCCTGCATCTTCTCCATGCGCGTCATCAATTTCACGCCAGAGACTTGCGCCAGTGTCTGATAGCTGATGTGGTTAGCGATGACCTCACCCATCAGGCGAATCATATCGCGCATGAATCGCTGCACTTCGTCCTGAACTGATCGCAAGCGGATCGAGGCATATTGCCCCTTGATGCTTTCGGCAGTGGCGGTAGAACGCGGATCGTTGGCGCCCCGGATGATATCTGGCATGCCAGACACTTCGTAAAGGTCCGCCTTGATCTTGTCCCTAGCCTGATACATGGCCAGAAGCGTCTGGGCGATATCCTGAATGGGGAATAGCTCAAAGACGCCCTTAAGGCCACCCTTCTCCGCGAACATCGCCCATTGCTCGATGGGGATCAGTTGATTTTCGGTTCCCTCCGACAGAAGCCGGTCGATGCCCGTAGCGTCTGCGGCGTACACGCCGGCCACCTTCAGCGCACGTGTGACCGCCGCGATACGCGCCGTGAGAGCGTCTAGCTCCCGTGCCTGATCTTGGTATTCGCTGTAATCCGCTGTGGGCAGGATCGAATCGTTAGCTACCGTGGCCAGCAGAGGTTTCGGGCATGGGAAGAACTTCTCCAGTTTCAGCGGATCATCTCGCTCATCCAGGAATTCCGGAACTTTCTTGCTCACCCAAAAGGCTTTCTTGCAACGCTTGTCCCACATTTCGTAGACAGTCGCCTTTTTCATTTCCTGCGTGATCTTCTCTTCCGCGAGATTCTTCGGCGAGTAGTCCAGTGGGATGCGCTTGCCCAAGTCGGCGCCAAATCGCTCGATGAGCTCATCACGGTCAAGGAACACCATGCGCCAGACGAGGTAAACCTCGTCCCACGTCCTCGCCACATTGTGCCCGAAGTTCTCCCAGTGCACGTAATCGCAGCACACTTCCTCATATTCGACTTCCTGCCCATCCTCTACATCGGAGGGGTCCGAACCGATCATGGAAGCATCGCGCTCCACCATCTCGTCAGAGCTATCGGTGACTTCAGGGCCTTCCTGCTTTACTTCTGGCGTTCCTGCGTCGTCCGAATCGTTGTCGACATCACGGAAATGAGGCACGTAGCGCACCCACATTTGACCGCGACCTGGGAGGAGACGATCCAGCGTCGCCGACCGGGCGGAGTCGAAGAAGTCTCCACAATCCATGTAATAAGTGATCGACCGCTCCAAAATCTCCGAGCCCACGCGCCCGACCGGATCGTCGTCCTTAAAACGCCGCTCGCACTCGGGTTTGGGATTCTTCGCGTAGCAGGCCGGGAGCAACGTCTGAATGTTGCTCCATAGGATGTTGTACTTGATCTGATCTTCGTCGGCCTGCCGGCGCTCGTCACGGTAGCGACGAAGTATCTTGTTGCCTCGCGTGCGGAATTTCTGCGATGTGCGGTCGTAAACCTCAATTTCCACAACGTACTTGCGCACATCATCGTTTGAGGTGACAGGTTCTCCCTCAATCACTTCCGGTGCGCTGCCAGACCACTCAGCCATGGTGGATCAGTGTAATGACCCAGAACAGCAGGCCCAGCGCGATCAGGTTGATGCGTGAAGGGAACCCGCAAGCAGCTACACCAAAGCAGACAGCGGCTAGGATCAGCAGAATGGTATCGATGCTCATTGGCCTTCTCCTGGCGTGATATAGACATCGCCAGTTCCGGCGGTAATAGCGGTAACCACAGCAACTGTATCGTTATATCCCTTGCTGATCACTTTATAGGCGCCAGGCGCGATAACCATATCCCCGGGCGTTCCAACGACTGGAGCCACGGCCACCACTGCGCCGGCAATTGCTAAACCAGTGCGTACAGCAATTGGCGTCGTCGTGCCATTGAACACAAGGATGCAGTTGACCGCCGCGCCGCCAGCGGTAAGCATGATGAACTGGGAAGTCGCTGTCGCAAGGATTGCCTGCGTCTGGCCGACCAAGGGGGTGAACGGCTGAACATTCATCGGTCAAATCCTGTCGTTTTGAAGCTTGTTGGACTGTTTCTTCGGCCAAAATACGTCATTTGCAGTCATTTCATGCAGAAAACGTGGCTTTGACTCTTCGGCAGACTTTCTCACATAGGGTCGGGACATGCAAGCGTAGCGCCATTCGTCAGCGGCGTGATCTTCCATCTCCGTATCGATGTCCTCAAGCTTCAGCTTGTCGTGCTGAAGCAAGGGGATCGTGCGTATGGAATCCGTGCACGTATCAAAGCAGTAGATCGCAGGCCCATCGCTGTCGCCCAGCATTCTTGCTCGCACCTGGTCCCAGCCACCCATAGCGCCAGCCTTGGCAACGCGTTTGTTATCGGCGCGCCTAAACCATATCTGGCTCCGCGCACCCTTCACAATGCGTTCCACAATGCTGGGCCCCCCGTCTTGAGTGAAGGCGGCAGGATCGAGTACCGCATCGTTGATCTTAGGATCATTCTTTTCAAGCTCTAGGATATAGGCACCAACATCCTCGGCCGTGAGCTTCAGGCCCACGTTGGGCTCGTTGATAGGGTCTTTGCAGCCGTACCACTCACGGTAACGAACCATCGCGCCACGAGGAATGACCAAACCAGATTCCAGCGTGTAGGGGTCAGTAGCAACTGCCCACCATCCAAAGCTGAATGGTCTAGCGCTACCCCAGTCCCCTGAGCGTATGCGCCCCCATTCATCAGGAATACTAAACGGCTTTACCACATGCAGTTTACTATTCCAGCAATCGAAGAACGCGCCGGCAACTATGTTCCAATCCCCCTCTAGCCATGCCTTGCGCAAGGCTTCATTGCCATTGGTCGCCGCGATGATACGGCTTCTGTACTTAGGATCCTGCTTGACCAGGATCACGTTATCGGCCAGCGCGCTAGGCACAAACATCCGCGTCATGCCGTCATCGACATCAAGGTAAGGTGTCATGGGTGGCGCACGGTCGATGTAGCGACTCTTGACCCAGATATGACCGGCACCGCCTGGGTTTCCTGTGGATCGAACGCTGCAAGGCACGCCGAAAGGGCTGCGCAGCGTGGAGTACATCTTGATCAGCGGCGCTTGTGTGGCGTATTCCGTGACCTCGTCGAACCCAATGCGGGTATACGAGTGTCCGTGATATCGCCCGTAATCCTTCTCAGCCTCGATGAAGCGCATCTTGGTACTCGCGCCGTTGGGCCAGTACCAGCTGTTGGAGAACGGATAGTCGGCGCTAGGCTGCGTCTTGTAGATCGCGCCCTCGCCCGGAAATATCTCCATGGCGCGGGATTGAAGCTCCTCCAGCTCAGCATAGGTCTTGCGGAATAGGATGCCGCGATGGGCCTGACCGTAGCGCAGGGCGCCATCCTCTTGCCAACCCAACTGGAAGTCCGACTTACCGCCCCCGCGCTCACCGCCGTAGAAGAGATCTTCGCACCAGTCGGCCTCAAAGGCGGCGAGCTGATGACCCGGCTGCGGATACCACATGCTTACTTCGCCTTGTGCAGCTTGAGCCACTCTTCGCGAGTGAGCACCGGCCTAATTGCAACCTCACCCTTCAAGTTAACGTCAGAAGTCATCTCAACAGCGCTCAAGTCCGGTACTGATTTCCTTAACAAAATTTCAGCAGACTTAAGTTGGGTGGCTGATAGCTCTCGCTTACCCTCGAAATGGTCATGCAGGCCCTTGATGAGCATACCTGCCTGAATCTTCTCGCGTATCTTTTCGTTCTGGGTAATACGCCTTGTGCGTGCTGCCATGGTCGTTCACTTTTGTGAGTTCATGTGAACTAGATAGTACATCAAACGATTACCAAGTCACCCGAGCGAGATCGGTAGGAAGTACCGCCGTAACACGGCTAACTAAGGCCTTGGCTGCCGGTGTTATTTCGCTGAGGCGCGGACACTCCCGGCTAGTCCTGGTTGTTCAGGAAGCGGCTGGAGCGCTACTCGGGACGGCTGCCAGCGCGCTGGTCAGTGCGGTCGTAGCTGTCACCAGCGCCGCGTTGGCAGCCACGACGGCCGGATCGTTACCTGTCGAAGCTTGGATCACCACGATAGCCGAGTTGATAGCTGTAAC